ATTTATTAAGGCATTTGCAAACATTGCAGCCTTCAGGCATAGTGTCACTAGTGAAGACACAGTTTCTGACTCGACACAGGCAGGGTTTATGTCGAAAGATGCCGCTCAAGCGGAGATAAATTCGATTATGACCTCATCGGTGTACACAGATTCTAAGAACATTGTAGGTCGCCAGCAGGCGATAGACAGGGTTCAGGAACTAATGACGTACATCCATGGATGATGTCGAGGTTAGGTTAGAGTGTTTGCGCGTTGCGCTAGAGTATGGCACACAGCGTGATGTGTTAAACCCCGACTCACTTGCAGACAGGTACTACAAGTGGGTCACGCAGGGTAGCGAGTCATCTCGTCCTGTTGGCAGTCGGGAAGACGACAGCCCCAAAAGGGCTCAAAAAACTAGGAGTGTCCGCAAGGGTAGCACACCGCAATTCGTGTAAATGAAACCGTGAAAGCAAGGAGGACATTATGTCCACACAAGTAACCACGGCATTTGTACAACAGTATTCTGCAAACGTGCAGATGCTATCACAGCAGATGGGTTCTCGTCTGCGTGATGCGGTGCGTATTGAGAATGTTGTTGGCAAGAATGCCTTCATCGACCAGATTGGTGTAGCTACTGCGCAAGCGCGTACAACTCGCCACGCTGATACGCCACAGATTGACACGCCACATTCACGGCGTCGTCTGACTTTGGCAGACTACGAGTATGCAGACCTTATTGACGACCAAGATAAGATTCGCATGCTTATCGACCCAACATCATCTTATGCAAAGGCCGCAGCAGCAGCTATGGGCCGCGCAATGGATGACGTTGTTATCGCTGCTGCCCTTGGCACAGCTGCTACTGGTGAGACTGGTTCTGGTTCAGCTACCATCACCAACAGCATTGCTAACGGCAACACAAACCTGACTCTGGCTAAACTGCGCGAAGCAAAGTACATGCTCGATTCAGGTGACGTTGACCCATCAATTCAGCGTTACATCGCTGTAGGGCCAAGCCAAATCCAAGCACTGTTGGCTGACACCAACGTAACGTCAAGCGACTTCAACAGCATCAAAGCTTTGGTACAGGGTGAACTGGACACATTCATGGGCTTCAAGTTCATTATGACCAACCGCCTGACCACAAGCGATGGTTCAGAGACTGACGATGTTCGCAACTGCTTTGCATGGGCAGAAGACGGTATCACACTTGGTCTCGGCAAAGACGTATCAGCACGCATTGACGAGCGGGCAGACAAGAGTTACGCAACTCAAGTCTACTACTGCATGTCACTTGGTGCGGTACGGATGGAAGAAGCCAAAGTCGTACAAATCGACTGTGACGAATCTCCAGACTAAGCATAGCGGGGGCGGGCAACCGCCCCCTCTTTTCCTTGGGGGTTGTATGTGAAACAGAACAACGATTTCAGGTATGACCTAGAGGTAGGCCAGCTACACGAAAAATGGCTAGGCGATTTATTAGAAAGTAAGACAATAGAAGTTAAACGCGACTTCATGGCTTCACAGACAGGTAATGTGTTTGTGGAGTTTTTTTGTAGGGATAAGCCGTCAGGCATAAGCACTACAGAGGCAGCGTTTTGGGCATTTATACTTGCAGACAAAACTGTGGTATTATTGCCGACAGATAGGTTAAAAGCCTTGGCAAGAGAAGCCCACAAAGCAGGGCAGATAGTCAATGGCGGTGACTCAGGCGCAAGCAAAGGCGTGTTGATAAGTGTAGAGAGGTTGGTAAGACAATGCCTTCAGTAGTGGATATTTGTAACGAGGCGATGGACCTACTGGGCGCGGCAACCATTACCTCGCTGACAGAAAACTCAAAAGAAGCCAGACTATGTAACCGTAGGTTTGAAACCGTGCGAGATGCTGTGTTGCGCTCACATCCTTGGAACGTAGCAATCACACGCAAGTCGTTGCCAAAGGATAGCGAAGCGCCTGCATTTGGCTTTTCGTATCAGTACACATTGCCCACAGACCCTTACTGTTTGCGGCTGTTATCATTCTGGAACAGCAATGTGAACAATGAAATTGCGGCGTATGACAGCCAGATTATGTACAAGGTTGAAGGCCGGAAGATTCTGAGCAACGAAGACACATGCAAGATTGTGTACATTGGCCGGATTGAAGACACAGAGTCATACGACTCAATGCTGTCCAGCACTATTGCCAGCGCACTAGCGGCTGAAACAGCCTACGCCATTACAGGCAGTTCAAACATTGCGCAGCTTATGGAACAGCGTTACCAGCAAAAGATGCGTGAGGCTCGTTCAGCTGACGCTATGGAAGGTATGCCAGACCAAATTCAGGCCGATGACTTTATCAATGTAAGGTTCTAACATGGCGCGTGTATCCACTATCGTCACAAACTTTCAGTCTGGCGAACTGTCGCCTAGACTTGAAGGCCGTATTGATTTGCAAAAGTATCAGAGCGGTGTGCAGCAGCTGACAAATATGCTGGTGTTTCCGCAAGGCGGCGCGACACGCAGGCCGGGCACATACTATGCGGGCTCATCAAAGAGCAACGGCAAGGTGCGGCTGATACCATTCGAGTTTAGTGACGAGCAGGCATATGTGATTGAACTGGGCGCAAACTACATGCGCTTTTATGTTGACGGTGGTTTGCTTGTATCCGGCGGTTCAGCTGTTGAGGTTGTGACACCGTATTCAGCAACAGAGATATTCGAACTGAATTACACGCAGTCTGCTGACGTTATTTACTTTGCACATAAGAACCACCCGCCTGCCAAGCTAACCCGGACGACAGCAACCAGCTTTACATTTAGCGACATCGACTTTGTTGATGGCCCTTGGCTGGATGAAAACACATCAGATATTACGCTATACGCTTCAGCGGCAACAGGCAGCGTTACAATCACGGCATCAGCTGCGCTGTTCACCAGCGATGATGTTGGCAGATACATCAGGTTCCGCGAGGTGCTTGAGATTGAACATGATGAATGGGCAGCTGGCACTAGCTACAATGATGGCGAAAGCGTGCGCTACAATGGGCATGTCTATGAACAAGTAACAGGCTCTACTCAGACATCCGGTAATACGCCCCCTGTTCATACTGAGGGCATCGAAACATACGGTGCTATCGACTGGGAATACAAACACGATGACACAGGCTATGTAGAAATCACTGCGTTCACCAGTTCCACTGTCGTTACTGCCACAGTCAAAGAAGATGATGGCGGTATAGCTGTTTTGCCTGACCACATTGTCGGCGCGGCAAACGCAACAAAGAAATGGTCGCTTGGTGCATTTGGCGGCGACCAAGGCTACCCACGCGCTGTTGCGTTCTACGAGGAGCGTTTGTACTTTGCGGGCACTACAGGCCAGCCACAGACGATATTTGGGTCGGTTACGGCAGACTTTGAGAACCACACACCCGGCACAGAGGACGACAAGGCGATTAACGTCACGATTGCGTCTGACCAAGTGAACGTCATTAAGCACATGATTCAAGGCCGCTTCTTGCAAATCCTGACAAGTAGCGCTGAGTTTACGATGTCTGGCGGCTCTGGCACACAGCCTGTTACACCTACGAATGTGAACGTGTTGCGTGAAACCACATTCGGCGCATCAGATGTGCGCCCGGTGCGTGCAGGCTCTAGCACTATTATGGTGCAGAAGGGGCAGACCAAAGTTAAGGAAATCACATTTAACTTGGATGTTGATGGCCTTACAGGACGCGATTTGACTGTATTGGCAGAGCATCTGGCCCGCGTTGGCTTGGATGACATGACATGGCAGCAAGAGCCGGAACTTATTCTGTGGTTTGTGCGCTCTGATGGCGAACTACTTGGCCTCAGTTATGACCCGCAAAACAACACAATCGCGTGGCATGAACATACGCTAGGCGGCACAGCTGTTGTGGAAAGTATTGCATCAATACCTTCAGGCTCTGAAGACCAAGTATATCTGTCAGTTAAACGCACGATTAACAGCGTTGAGACACGGCACATTGTATATATGAAGCCGATTTACTTTGGCGCTGACGTTACTGATGCGTTCTATGTAGACAGCGGCCTGACATATGATGGCGCGGCTACAACAACGATTAGTGGCCTTGACCATCTCGAAGGCGAGACAGTGCAGATACTGGCAGACGGCGCAGCACACGCTGACAAAGTGGTAAGCGGCGGCAGTATTACGCTGGACCGTAGTTCATCTAAAGTGCATGTGGGCTACTCATATGACTCTGTTATTCAGACGCTGCGTATGGAGGCTGGCGCAGATGACGGCATATCACAGGGCAAGATTAAGCGTATCCATGGCGTAACTGTGCGTTTCTTAGATAGCGTAGGCGCAGAGGTTGGCCCGGACGCAAACAATCTGGACAGAATACCGTTCCGCGACAGTAGCATGGCGATGGATGAAGCCGTGCCAATGTTTGACGGCGATAAAGAGATATTCTTTCCATCGGGATATGATAACGATGCAAGGGTTTTGGTGCGGCAGACACAGCCACTGCCGATGACAGTTCTTGCAATTATGCGGAGGTCCAACACATTCGATGCTTGATGTCACTATGTTCCAAAGAAGCGATGTTGACGAGATTGACTTGGGGTACAGCTTTGAGTCTGCTTACCGCGAGTCATTTAAGAGCCACAGCAACGTGGTGGGCCTGACAGGGCGCAGGAATGGCGACATCATCGTTATGGGCGGTGTACATGTGTTGTGGCAGGGTGTGGGCGAAGGCTGGATAATGGTGTCTAAGCATGCCTATAAAACGCCGATTACCGTTGCTAGATATGCTGATGAGTTCTTTGATGTTATTATGCATGAGGCGCAGGTACAGCGGGTGCAAGCAAGTGTTCATGCGGAGGATAGCCAAGCAGTCAAATTTGCAAGATGGCTTGGATTTGAAAACGAGGGTTTGATGAAAAAGTACGGCCCGGACGGAAGTGATTATTACAGAATGGCGAGGGTAAGCTAATGGCCGGAGAGATAGCAGCAGGCGCATCTGTGCTGCAAGGTGTTGTCGGTTACAAAGGCAACCGTCAAGCCGCTAGATATGCACAACAGGTTGCAGAACGCGATGCAGAGGTGGCGAAAAACGAAGCTGTCTTGCTTGCACGCGCCAAGCGCGATGAAGAAGCAAGGGCAAGAAAACGTGGTGAGCAAACCATTGGTACAGCAAGGGTAGCCGTTGCCACATCTGGTGTGCAGCTTAGTGGTTCGCCATTAAGTGCATTGGCAGAGATTTATTTTGGTATCGAAGACACGGCGTCACGCATTCAGTATGCAAGCAGCATTGAACAAACAAGGAAAGAAGCTGAAGTCGAGTCAATTTTGCTTTCGGGTGAGGCGCGTAAAACAGGTTATCAACAGGCTGCAATCGGTTCACTGCTTAGTGGCGCAACACAAGCCTACTCAGGATATACGGAGGCTAATGACTAATGCCTAAGATTCCAACATACAATCAAGGCCAACAAGTTCCGCTGGCTACAGGCCAGCTTGGGCCAAGACTGTCAGGTGCCGGGCTTGAGCAGGGCATGTTGGCAGGCGTTAGAACAACTCAACAAGCGCTGGGGGCTGTAGCTGATATAGCCACTGCGTTTGAAAAGCGCCGCCAGAATGAATTGCAAGAAGACTTTATAGCTAATTCAGCAAATGAACT